TGCATGACGAGAAGGCGGACGTAATCGCTGACGTGGAGCAGATCCCTGACCTGTGATCCATCTCCGCTGATCGTCACGGGCAACCCATCTCGCCTGGCCTTGCAGAACCAGGCAATCCAGCCCGAATCGGCTGATCCCTCCTGGCCTGGTCCATACACCGTGCCGGGACGATTGATGACGACCGGCACGTTGTATGCCTTCGCATACTCCTGCGCCCAGGTCTCGACCATCCGCTTTGACGCCCCGTACGGCGTCATCCCGTCCCGTGCCTTGACGGAGCTGGTGACGATCACCTGGCACGGTCGCTTCCTCGCTTCTTCGAGGATGTTGACCGCCGTGACCACCGTATCCCGGAAGGTCTGCAACGGATCACGGATGCTCGCGGCCGTGGAGCAGGAGGAGGCGAGATGAACGATGACCTGGGGATCAAACTGCATGACGGATCTTGCGACGTCGAGGTCTGCCAGATCCTGAGAGACCTTTATGTCGGCACCGTGGACAGCGTGACCTCGACCAATCAGGGCAGCGACGGTCGCTGAGCCGATGAAGCCGGCCGACCCGGTGACGAGGACGCGCATCTAGGTGTTGGCCTTCAGGTAGTCGTTGAAGTAGGCCACGGTGTCCCTGACCCCATCTCCGAATGGCCGCAGGTCTGCCGGGTCGATTCCGAGAGGGAGGAGTGTTTGGGGATGGCCGAGCACGAGTGATCGTGGGTCCTCGCCGGGGCGCATCGGGAGGTGGGCGATCTTCACCCTCTTCCCGGTGACGTTGTGGGCCTTCTCGATCACCTCTTTGGCGATGTCGTTCACCGTCGTCCGCCGGCCGGTACCAGCCTCCAGCGGTCCCTCGATCGGGCCCCTGGCATCTGTCTTCTCAAGGGCGGCGACGAGGATGTTCGCCAGGTCCCCGACCCAGATCATGTCCATGACCTGCTCGCCGTCCCCGTAGACCTCGATGTCCTGCCCGGACAGCGCCCGGCAGCAGAACGAGGGCATGATCTTGCGGACCTTCGACGGCCCGAACGGAGCGGCAGCGGTCTGGCCCGGGCCGAAGGCATTGAGGCCGCGGACCGTTGTCATCTTCGCGCCGCGGAAGCGGACGAACATCTCCACGAAGCGCTCGACCGTGTTCTTCGTCAGCGAGTAGGTGTTGTTCATCCACCAATTGCCGACGGCGATGTTGACGAGCGGAAGGTTGTACTGGGCGGAGGCCTCCAGGATGTTCAGCCCACCGATGATGTTGGTCTCCGCCGCGGGACGGGGATTCGTGATCGTCTCTTGGGTACCGAGAACGCCAGCCAGGTGAATGATCCCGTCAGCGTGGGCGGCAGCTTCGGTGACCGCTGTCGCATCCCTGATGTCACCGAGGACGAGGCGCGATCCCGAGACGGGTTCTCGCCATCGGGTGTCGAGCACGGAAACGTCATATCCACGAGATAGCAGCTCCCTGACAACGTATCGCCCGATGAACCCGTTCCCCCCGGTGACGAGAACATTCTTCATGGCCGCTCCTTCCCTACGCACAAAGAGAGCCGCTCATTGGATTGAGCGGCCCCTTTCGTTCTTGGCCGACGATCAGGTCTCGTCGTAGCTGTAGTTGATCGTTTCGGCGCCAGTGACTGTTCCGTTCCAGTTTCCCGGAGCGCAGTCGGCGTCGACGCGGAGCTGGAAGACCGCGTACTTCGTCGTCGCACTCGTGTTGGTGTAGGACCCGGAATCCCACGTCGCCTTGTTGCCGGCCGTGTAGTTGGTGAAGCTCACGTCGGCAATCGTCGAGGTGGCGTTGGTTGGGGTCGTACCCGTCGTGTAGGCGCCGGTGAAGTAGAGCCCTGTCGAAACCGTGACGGCTCCGTCTCCCCAGATCAGGAAGTTGGAAACCGAGTTGGACGGCTTCGTGTCGACCTTGAGCTTGAGCCACTTCTCGTAGGAACGGGACCCGACGGAGATGGGATTCGCCTGCCGGTTCGCCTGCGAGTTCGTGTCGTTGTCGGCGCTGATGAAGTCGATTCCGGTCTGTGCGGTGGCCGACTCGGTGTCGGCAGCAGACCCGGTGTACACGCGGAGCGTGAGTGTCGCAACCATTAGTTCTTTCCTCCTGGACTCGTCTGACCAGCAGGTTTCTGCTGCCCATCATCAGACGGCTTCGGCGCTTTCTGCGCCTCAAGAACCTCCCTGGCTGTCGGCACGTCAGCGAGACGCACCGCGCCGGTAGGAGTGACCATGAACAAGTCGTCGTACTCTGACCCGAGTGGCTCGCGACCATCGTCGATACGAGCTTCGTTCGGGGTCTTCCAGGGGAACCCCGCCAGCGCCGACTTGTTGATATCGGCCTTGGCCTTCGTCTCCTTGAGGTTCAGGGCCAGGAACCTGAACGCCAAGCCGTTTTCCTTGCCGCCGTACGCCTCGTCCCAGACGATCTCCCGGGTCATGTACTCCTGGATGAGAGCCATGAGCGGGCGCAGCCCCCGGTCCTCCGTCTGTTGCATCTGCACTTCAGACGTAGCCCGGTTGACGTCGAACGTCAGGCCAAGGTCCATAGGCGACAGGCCAAAGACCGCCGCGATTTTGCGGACGAGGTAGATGTTCCACTCCAGGAACTGCATGTCGCGGTTCGTGTTGCGGAACTGGATGAAGGCGGGTGCCTTGGTGCCGCCGAGGATGCCGAGCGCACCCTTACCGGCGACCTCCATCTCCCAGTAGGATTTGAAGCGGTCGATGTCCTCCGGGCGGGCACCCTCACCAAGATGCAGAAGACCGTCTGGCGCGGCCTCTGTAACCTGACGCCGGCTGTACTCGGAGCTGTTCAGCTCGGCGTCAATGGTCAGCTTGAGCGTCTCAAGCGGGCTGACCCCGAGGACCGAGTAGGACCTCGGGTTCATCATGATGTAGAGCAGCTCGTCGTTCTTGAACGAGGCCCGCTCCTGCCAGTCCGGGTACCAGAAGTAGCGCGGTTCGTCCGGGTCTCCGTCCCAGAGCGCGTTGACCCTGATCGTCCCGCCATCGACCGGCCACAGCTCGGCTACCTCGCCCCGGACGGTCCTGACCTTCTCGATGGTGCCTGCGTCGAGAACGAGGATGTCCTCGATGACGGGCTCGATGAAGTTCCTGAACGAGTCGCTTCTGGCGTTCGGCTGCTCGAAGAGGTCGGTCAGGCGCTTCTGCATCGTCAGGTTGATGTCATTCGCGCCCTCAGGCTTTGCCGGAACGATGCCCCACTCGGCAGAGCTGATCTGGGTCTTACGCACGTTGATGGCCGCACGCACCCACTCGCTGTTCTCCGCCCAGGATCTCAGCAGCTGTACGTTCGTCTTTCCAACCCTGCCACGATCGTTACGCATGGCGTAAGCGGTGGCAGACTGAGACGGGACCTTGTCAGGCGTTGTCTGCGGCTTCGTGCGCTTCTCGATGTACCGGACAAGTGCTCCCATCAACGCACCTTCAGGCTCTTGCGCTGCACATCGAACTGGATCTTGTTCAGGTATCGCCTTGTCACTCCCCAGTTCGCTTTCTGCACCGCCTCCTCGTACAACATCTCGTACGTGGGGAGACCTCGCATCATGTCGGCTAGATAATCTGGAACATCCTTGATCCCATCACGAAACTCCACTTTCATCTATTTCCTCACAGACCCAAAGACGATTCGAGTCCCGGACAGATCCATGGCGTAGCCAAGAGCGTCAACCATGTCGTCGTGTCCCTTGGGGAATGAAAGCAGCTCGGTTTCGAACGCCGAGCCCCGGAGGCTCTCGTGATGGAACACCTTGTGGCCTTCGTACCTGGCGGCGACGGATCGCGCCCGCGTCACCTTGTCGACATCCGCCCTTCTTCCGACGACAGGGATGGGAGATGTGTTCAGCAAATCCTGGATGAGGGTGGACTGGAACTGGTTGCTCTCGATGATCACCCGCTCCATCGCCGGATATGCCATCCATCCGTCAAGCACAAACTCACGATGTCCAGATTCGCGCTTATCTCTATAAACAGATAGGACATAGTGGTTGAAGTCCATGTCCTCGGCGACGGTGGCCCGTGCGGTGAAGTCCGCACGTTCCTTCTCGGAGGAGGCGAGGTCGATCCCCATCCTGATCCGGTATGTCTTGGATGGATCGAGTTCGGAGAAGTAACGGAAGTTGTCCCGGCGGAAGATGTTGCCGGACATGAGTCCGCTGATGTCATTGAGGTAGGCGCAGGAGAAGACGGCCGAGCCGAGATCGTCTCGTTCCCGGTAGAGCAGGTCGAGCGGCCAGACCTCGGGCCAGAGCGCCTTCTCCTTGCCGTCCTCGACGTAGATGGCTCCCCGCACGAGGTGCGGCCAGTGCTTCTCCTCGATCAGCTTCTCGTAGAGATCGCCCTCACCCCAGCGGGTTCCGAGGACGATGATCGTTCCCCTCGGAGCCAGGCAGGGCTTGAGCGTCTTGTTGAACCAGGTCTCGACCTTCTCCATCTGGTCGATGTTGGCGCAGTTCTCGTCGTCAATGATGTCGTCGCAGAGGATGAGATCGAAGCGCTTGGAGATGATCGCCCCGAGCGCGCCGTTGGAATAGAGGCTGACATCCTTGGACTGCTCCAGGGGAGATCCGGCCACGATCCATTCGACGTCCGTCCACTTCGAAGACGAGACGAGGTTGCCGAAGACCTCCCGGAACTCCTGGTTCACCTCGAAGGTGCTCTTGATGGCCCGGGAGAAGGCGTTGCTCTGCTTGGCGGTGTTGCTGATGACGGCGACGCGCAGGCGCTTGTCGCCATCGACGGCGTTGGAGGCGATCTTCCAGGCGAGGTAGATCGTGTTGGCCCACGTCGTCTTGGCATGACCACGGGGTTCGAGGATCACACCGTGCTCGTGCTTCTCGATCCGCTCCTCGATGAAGTGGATCATCTCGGCATGGTGCGGGGCCGGCTTGAAGCCGTGGACGTACTCGCCGAACGCGAGCGGATCGTGCCTAGTGAGTTTTGCCAGCAGCTGGCGCTCTAACTTCTTCAGCTGTTCCTTCGACAAGCTGAGCCCTTGCGAGCGCAAGAAGTTCGCGTATCTCTGCTGGTCTGGCTCCCTCGAAGGGGTCAGTGACAACGGTCGTCTCCTTCCGCTCAGTCGGCTCGCCCAGCAGCAGCTGAAGCGTCTGGATCGCGGCGACGGCCTCCTTGGTTCCGACCGACACCCGGTGGTTCTTGATCCCGTCCATGTACTCGTACAAGGTGGCGCGCATGGCGGTGACAGCCTCGATGCGGATGTCAGCTGCCTGCTCAGCCAGTCTTTCGAGGGCCAGGTTTACGCCATCCGCCAGCGCCTGCCGGCGATATTCTTCCCGCTTGCGGGGCCAGTCGTGATTCCGCCCGTACCTGGCTACCGCCGAGAATGCCACCCCGTATCGCGCTTCGAGATCCCGATAGGTGACTTCAGTCGTAACGTATTCGCGCTCAAGCAGCCTGTAATCTACTTTAGCTGGCGGCATACTTGACACCGATCCGCATTTGACACCTCCCCGACCGTGTTGCTATAGTTGCACCAATGTTCCTGACGACGGTCAGGGGCAGGGAGATGGCTGAATGCCCGGGTCGGAGTGCCCCGGGAAAAGCGACACCGGACCCAGGAAACGCATCGGCCACGAGGCCAACGGTATCGAGCTGGTGCGGAGGTCCCGCTGGGGACTGAACGGTATCCCGACAGGGAAACGGTGGGCAGACGGGTACTGTGATTACAAGCAGTGCTTCCCCGTCTTGTGGGTAGCCAGACCCACCTCCATCAAGACCCGATCACTTCGTTGGAAGTGGCTCCGCAAGGGGTCCTCCCACCAGCGGAGGGGTCGGGTTTTTGATTCTCCTCTGCCGTTCTTCTTCGGCGGTCTCCGAATGATGGAGGTGCCAGGGAAGTTCTGGATCGTCCGGTTTATCCCAGCAGGAGCACATTCCACATAGCTCCCACTCGTGGTGGTAGAAGCACGTATCGACGATCAGGAACTGGTGAGGCTCCCTCACGAGATAAAGTCGGCGGCGATCAACTCGATCGCCCGCCAATCCGGAACCGACTCGTCTTGCTGAACGCGCCTGATCGCCTCGTCGAGAACCTCGGCAGCCGCCTTCGGCAGCCGGTAGCTCCGCAGGACCCAGTCCGTCTCGACCGCCATCGGCTTCCGCTCCTCGACATCCTTCCAGTCGAACGGGCGGCGGAACGCCTCGAACTGCTCCGGTGTATACGGCAGGACAGCGAGCAGCTCCTCGACTGGATGACGCTTGGCGAGATCAGAGATCAACGATCGCAGCAGGTCTGGTTGGGCACGACCGCGCGTCTCGTTGAGGACGATCGTCAGCTGCTTGGCGTCATCATCGTCAACATCGCCGAGGTCGATGATCGGAATCTCGGTGATGCCGAGCTGCCGGCAGGCTCGTAATCGGTGCTCGCCGTCGATGATCTCGAACCAGTCATCGAGCTTCCTGACCAGGATCGGATCGACGAAACCGAAGCGCTGGATCGATGCCAGCTCGCGCTCGAAGATGAAGTCGTCCTGGCGGTTGGGGTTCCACGGGTTCGGACGAAGAAGATCGTCCGAGACGTAATCAACCCTCAGGTTGGTAGTCGGGATACTTCTTCTTGACAAGCTCATCCACGATCTTCTTCATCGCGTCTCGGGAGATCGGGGGCGCCTCCCAGGTGATCGATGCGCCGGCCGAGGTGATCGTCGGGGACGTCCAGACCTTGAATGTCGGGGACGACGATGTCCAGTACGGTCCCGTCCAGGTGGTAGATAGAAGCTCGCCGATCGAGTCGCTGTTTACCAATAGCGCCATGTCTCACCAGCTCTTGAGTCTATCTAAGGCGATTGGGAATGGGTCCGTCGGTGATGCGGCTCGGTGTCGTTGCTCCCTGTCCATCCAGGTTTTTGCCCTGGCATAGACCAGCCCTGGTGCCTCACGCTCGGCGCAGATGGCGCACATAAGGCGCATACCCACCTTGAATGGCTCCCGCGTCTGTATTCCACAGTCGCAGGTAAAGGGGGTGTTCATCCTGATCTGACCTCCCATCCGTCTACCGGGCAGGCGATCCGCACGGCTACCGCGTTGGCGGATACCTGGGATCTCGCCCGCTCAAGAAGGTTGAGCGCCAGCGAGGAGAACGTTGGTCGAATGCCGGGGATATCCCGTAGATCCTTGTCGGTCACCTCGGCCAGCAATACCTTCCACAGCCCCCTGGCGGTCGATTCGTCGGCCGGCTCGAAGGCGGGGTACTCGATCATCAATGTGACGATCAGCCCGTGGAAGTGGACCCGTGAATCGGGGCCGAGCGTAACGTCATGAGCATGACTCAGCGTCACGTCAGATGACAGGAGGAGCTTCACGGGGACACCTACCTAATCGAGACCGACATCCCGACGTTCGGGGTTCCCCGTATTGGCTGCGAGTGTAGCACGGGGAACCCCTCACAAAAAGAGGCAAGCCTTATTCGGGCTTGCTCTCCAGCCACTTCATCATCTTGTCGATGGTCTCGCTCCTTACCGACTCCCCCTTGATGAAGCTGTTCAGCGTCGGAAGGGTCACACCGATCTGGGCGGCTGCCTTTTGCCTCGAAAGCAGGGCACGGCCACATGTCGGGCATGTAGTCAGGTTCGCCTTCACCCGCTCACGCAGCCCATCGGTGAACGATTCCATCGCTCCCTCCTCCTTCTCGATGACACGCTTAGTCCGTGGGGCCATTCGATCCCTCTTCTCCTCTTCAGCCGGGTTATTCCCAGGAGATGCCACGAAGTATACGCGGCGGTCTACGGTGGTTCAATCGTCCTCGGCGCCCTTGCCGGGGATCTTCCATGCCTTCGTCCAGGCAACATTCTTGTTCTTGGCCTTGGTCATCTTCTCTAGCTGGACCTCATCCCGGGTTCTCTGGGCCTTCCACGAGACAAACGGCTTCGGTTCCGGAAGGGGATCGTGAGAATCCAGGGGCTGACCGCATTCACAGTGCGTCAGCGCGTCCCAGTTATCCGTGTCAGCCACTGGGTCAATTCGATAACCCATTGCGTTCCTCTGTTCTTCGGGCTGAGGGCGAGCCCGATCGCGGCGATCCCGGCGATCCGATCTTCGACGAAGACGATCTTGCCGGCGGATACGGTCCCGGATTCCAGGAAGCCGATCATCCTGCATCGACGCCTTCTCCCTGGCTGGAGATTCCCGGAGAAGATCGGTATCCCCTCCCGGACCTTCCATCCATCCGTCGTCCAGACGGCGTACTCACTTCCCATTCAGGTCATCCCAGTCGTCCTGGGCTGCTGACTTCACGAGCGGCTGGTGAATGAGGCATGTCGGCTCAGAGCAACGATCGGCTTGAACGATGACGAGGACTCGGCGGTAAGGATCGCCAGCCGTCTCGAAGCCATCGAAGTTCTGCCACGGCCCGGTCTCCAACCAGTCGCGCGCCAGCTCTTCCACGATCCGCTCGCGCTCGGCGGCGACGGCGTCGGCCTCGATGGCGTCGATGTCGGCACGCAGATCGAAGCCTTGGCTCCAAGGTCGCTCCAGCAGCCGCTTCCCGGCCTTGGTCGTCATCGAACCCACCGCATCCTGCAGCGACGGCAGGTAGTCACGTTCCCCACCGTCTCGGTGAAATGGGAACTCCTCCACGAGCAGAAGAGCCAATAGCGCCAGTTCATGGCTTCTCCTCCCGGACGATGGCGAGGACGGCGACGCGGTATTCGCGGATTGCGCTCATCGCCTCGGCGAGCGGCGTCATCGAGGGATCACCGATACCAGCCATCCCGTAGAACAGCCCCTCCACCGCCGCCGCGATCCGCTCGCGCTCGGCGGCGACGATGACCTGCTCCACCCGCCCAAGCACCGACGACAGGACGGCATACGGCAGCCGGGGATCAGGGTTGCCAGCGTAGGCCAGCAGCGTCTTGATCGTCTCGTCGCGGGCCTCGGCTTCGATGGCGGCGATGGCTTGCGGCCAGTCGATGCCGTCGTCCCAATGGGGTATGCCGGGACGCCGCATCCCCAGCAGCCGCTGCCCGGCCTCAGTGGTCATCGCTTCGTCCTGACGTGGTACTCGATCTCTTTCAACAGGCGGATGATCGTGTCGATGTCCTCGCGGGTCGGGATGGTCGGAGGCGCGGACGGGACGGTATAGACGGCGCATGAGTGTGTCTGAGACTCCATGATCCACGCACCACAGCGCGAGCAGTTGTAGCCGCCGCCGACGCTGCTCATCGCTCATCCTCCAGCGCGGCGCGGAGGGCGGCGATGAGGTTCTCGCCGTCGACCGTCAACTTGCTGATCTGGTCGAGGTAGCCCCACTTGTCGAGGTCCGACGCAATCTCCTCGATCTTCCGCAGGCGGGCGATCTCGGCGGTGGCGACAAGGGCCCAGCACTTGCAGCCGGTGACGTAGTGGCCCTCCTCGGGGCACGACCGGAGGAGGGCGAGGATGGCGGAGGCGGCATCATACGGGCGAACCCATGCGCCGCGATACGGCCTGATCTCGTACGAGTTGTCGCGGATGGCCGCAGCCAGCGCGGAGATGCGGGGATCATTCATGGCTGATTGCCTCGTACCAGTAGCGGATGCAGCCGAGGGCGAACATCGCCAGCCATGCCGCCAGCGGATACCTCCAGTAGTCGAAGTAGCCGAGTACGAAGTCGATCACGGAGCGTACTCCTCCGGTGCGCCGGGGTTGAGGTCGACGGGCTCCGGGCTCTCGGTCAGCCCTTTGTCCAGCAGCTCCCAGACGTTCTCGCACATCTGGTTCGTGGTGGAGCGGGCTTCCTCGACGGTCCGCAGGACGGTGTTCCACTGCATCATGTTGAGGAAGACCCCGCCAACGAGGATGCCGAGGAAAGCGAGGATGACCCAGTAGCGGTAGTCCTTCTCCTGCTTGATGGTGAAGTGGACCTGCCCGGTTCCAACCCGGTCCCCGAGGTCAGTAAGCCGGGATTGCAGGTCGTCCAGCTCCGCCTTGTGGATGAGGACGAGGTCGCCTTCGGGGTCAGTCATTGCCGTACCAGAGGTAGACGGCGTGGGCGATGGTCCGTGCCTTCAGCGCATGGCGGAGTCGGATCGTATGCGCGTGGACGGCATGGACGGAGAGGTCGAGATGCTCCGCGATCTCCTTGGCATTGAGCCCGACGGCGTACCAGGAGAGGACTTCCTCCTGCCGCTTGGTGAGTGTCATCAGTACCACCCGTGGCTGCGGATATGGTCGAGCGCGTTGCACGCTCCGCCGTATCTTCCCTTGACGTAGGAGATGCCCCACTTCACCTGGGTGATGGGGTTCGTCCTCCAGTCCTTCCCGGCGGTCCGCATCCGGGAACCGGGGAGTGCCTGGGGAATCCCGTAGGCTCCGGATCTGCGGTTCTGCGCTCGTGGGTTCCAGTGGGACTCGTACTCGAAGATGCGGTCGATGCAGGAATATTCCCTGGCGCCGAGCACCCGTCGGGCATAGGTACGGGCCTCGGCGACGGTGTGCCTGACGGCTGGCTTCTGGGTTGGTCTCGCTGTCGGTTTGGGTTCCGCCCGGAGCCCGGTGTTCCACGTCCCGACGGAGAGTGAGATGAGCATCGCCGCCAGCAGGGCGATGAGCTTGACGATCAATCCCGGATCAGCCCCGACTGGCGGATGGCGTAGCCGACGCAGAACCCGCCGGCGAAGGCGAGGAACAGCGTCCCGAGCACCGCTGCCACGAGATCCATCGCTACCTCCGGACGGCTCCGAGCAGGATGACGAGGATCACCACGATCACGAGAACGATGAGGACGGTTTCCAGGCTCATGTCTCTCTCCTCTGCTGACGAGGGTGGGGATCAGTGGTCCTTCCCCGAACACACGGGATCAGCCCACCCCCGTCGCATCCCGATTATCCCCCCTCGTATATCTGAGGCGCTTGCCGACGAGATCGGCCAGAGTCGGCCGAGAGGCTGAGTCCTTGATTCCGTCCACCTCGATACCGAGATCGTCAAGGAGGTACTCGACGACATCCGGCTCGATGGCAGCGGCGCCCCACAACCCGAGCTGGAAATCGAGCCAGGGGACGTTGCCGGTGATGCGATTCACCATGGTGTACACGTCCTCTTCGTCGAGGTGCCCGTCCTCCAGCCTCCTGGCCGTGTACCAGCGCTCGAACCAGTCCGTCAGCTCCTCGCCGCGCTGCGGATCGAGAGCTTCTTCCTCGTTCATTTCTTGTTGATCCTCCGCAGGATCTCATCCCGCTTCGCCTGTGTCCCGCTTGTCCCGCTTCCGGAGGTACCTACGGGCTGGGCGACTGACTTCTCCGTGCCGGCCGGGTACCACGTCCCCACCAGCCTGGCTTCCCCCTGGGGATACCTCACCACCTCCGTCGGCTCGGTGATGGTGAGCAGTCCCTTGCGGAACGCACTGATCGGCACCCGGTTCTTCATGCCACTAGTGTAACACATTGTGTGACACAAGGCGAATGTGTGACACACCATCGCCCGGGGTTGAGCGTGGAACGTCTCGGATGTGTGACAGAAGGTGTGACAGAAGGGGGTTCTGTGACACGTTCTGTGACACATTGTGTGACACATTGCGGGGGTTGTGCTCGGGATTTTTTGTGGGGACGCTCACACGTACATCGACGCTCGCAGGAACTCCGCCGGGTGGGGGATAGGAACATCCGCCCGGCGGTACATAGGACGGCATCGGCCCCGATCCACTGGGCAGAGCCGGCCGGACAGGAGGTGCCCCGATGGCACGCACGGATTACGCCCTGCACGCACGGCTGGTGCGCGTGGAGGAAAGCATCGCGGCTCTCGCGGAGGGTCAGAAGCTCCTGCTCGCGGCCATGACCGATCTCGTGAAGGGGCGCGCACGGGTCAGCGAGCCCGTGGTCGAGGTCAAGGCGAGCCGCCGCTCTCGTGCGGATCGGGTCGCCGAGGCCAATCCGCTCATCCGCCCCGAGCGGGCCAAGAGCGGTCGGATGTGTGCTTGTGGTCGGTCCATGAGCAAGGAGCGCAACGGCACCAAGGTCGCCGGCAAGGTGGTCTGCCACTACTGCTGGACGCACCGCTGATCTCGTCACGCTCACACGGAGAGCCCGTCGGGGGGCGGGCTCTGGTGTGTGCACGACGGTCGCACTAGGGCGTCAGCGCCACACACGCAGGACTCACGGAGGGTTCGCACATGCTTCCACGCTACCTCGTCGCAGTCGGCGACACCTACCGCTCGTTCTACCACCGGCGTCGGGCTCGTAGGTTCGTCAACTCTCTGTCTAGGCGAGATCTGCGGCGGGCTCGGGTGCTCAAGCCCGAGTGGTTCGTCATCGAGTTCTAGCGCTCACGGTAGCCCACAAGGAGGGATGCGGGCTACAGCGAGTGCTATTCGGCACTCAGTAGCAGGAGGCCGACGATGGCCCAGATGTGGGATGACCTCAGCCCGATCCGCACGGATGGGGTGCGGGAGGTCATCGACTATGGCGAGTTCATCGCTCGCCGACTACGGGCAGAGGAGCCCGTACAGCAGGTTCAGCAGGCATGGACAGCGGAGGATCGTCTAGCGGATACGCGCTCTCGCATCGTCGATCGGGCAGAGATGCTCGGCGACATCGCCGCCCTCGTCATCCTGGGCGCTGTCTGACCCTCATGGGTGCACATCAAGCGTCAAGCATCAGCGCATGATGTGTAGATAGTCGTGATGCGAATGTCTAGGTGAGGGACATGAGCACGATCAAGGTCATCGTCCGCGTCGGTCGCACGGACATGGAGCCGATCTACTGCGACACGATGGAGGAGGCAGAGGCCAAGAAGGACTGGTGGGTTGAGCGCACCAGCAACGATCCCGCCTACTCGGTGAGGATCGAGAACCTCAAGGCAACGGAGAACGTGCTGCCGATCAAGCACAACGATCGGTACGCGGATCTGCACACCGTCGCACTCGGAGCGTGCGGGTTCCGCGTCGGCAAGATGAGCCGCTACGGGAGGTGAGTCGTGAGCGGTGAGTTCGAACGGGGCTGCAAGGCAGCCCGTCGATGCAGCCGATGGGCTGACGAGTACCACCGGCTGGATGATCTGCTCATCAAGGGCAGGGCAGTCAGGACATGGCGCCAACTCAGGCGCGTGCTGGTGCGCAGGCAGGAAGCCTACCGGCGCTGGCGTCAGGCATCGCTCGTGGACAGTCGAGGGTGGTGAGATGAACGAGGCTGACTTCTGGCTCACGCTCTACTACGTGAGCGTATTCGTGGGGGTCTATCTCATCGGCCTCCTGCTCATCCGCAAGGCTGGCGACGATGAGCCCGAGGACATGGCCCACTACGTGGGCAGATGGGACGACGACGACTAGCCCCACTCCTGCCCATGAGTCAGGCTCATGGTCAGGGGTGAGTGCTACTCGGCACTCACGCACACAAGGAGAGCAACGGTGCATAGCAAGGACATCCGCATCAACGGCATCGACATCGACCTGCTGCCCGGCGATGTCAAGCGCTCGCTCGTGCAGCGCATCAATGCCTGGGCCAAGGCGAACAGCGTCGGTGTGAGCGAGCCGACGCCTCCGATCCGCACCACCAAGCCCAAGGCCAAGCCCGAGTCCAAGGACGAGAGCCTCGCCGATGCGCTGCTCCGCCTCGCCGAGGCACTCGGCGTCGCCGAGGCTGCGCTCCCGATCGAGCTGACCACGCCTCCCGAGCGCCGCACCCCCGAGCGCACCACCGCTCGGCGCACTCGGCGCACCACCACACGGCGCGCTCCCGCACGCCGCACCACCAACCGCTTCTTCGAGGAAGTGATCGTCCCGCGCGCCGAGTCCAAGACTCACGAGTGCAGCGGCGTCGATCCCGCCACTCGCGAGCGCTGCTACAAGTACGGCAAGTCGTTCACCGACTTCGGCTGGTTCGGCACGCCCGGTGCCAACAACGGCCATGTCCATCTCGCCAGCCGCTTCCACCCGCGCGGTCGCTGATCCTAGCCGCCTAGCCTAGCTAGGCACGAGGGTAGTCCACCCTCGTAGTGCCCATGTAGTAGTGGGCACTACAAGCGTGGATTGCTTACGCACGCAGGGCAGCGTAGCCTCGCGTCCAATCCGCGCTCGATTGCAGGAGGACATGGTGTGCCCATAGTGCAAGCACTACTAGCACGAGTCGATCTCAGGAAAGCAAGGGGACTCACCTCCCCAGCGATTCTGAACCGCAAGCTGGCACACAACACGTTCTGGAAGGAGATCAACTGATGGCAACCCGAACTTCGTTCACCGAACGCCTCATCTGCGCCTACACGAACAAGCTCGGCGAGTTCCGCGTTGCGGAAGCCAAGCGCATCGAGACCGAGAACGAGGCCAAGATCAAGGCCTACCAGGAGACCCCGGCGTTCATCGCCTTCTACGAGGCGGCGAAGAAGCTCATGGGCGCCAAGTGGGTCGCGGAGAACCTGGTCATCGTAGAGCGGCGCCTCCACTGGGAGGGGGAGCTGCGCAACATCATCGGCCTGACGCAGGTTCCCGAGCAGGACCGCGAGAAGACCCTGACTCTCCTCACCGGAGCCCTGGCCACCACCAAGATCAAGTTCTGGGATGGGCTGTTCCCGCCCGTGAACGCCTACCTCGACGCCATCGAGAAGGCCACCAACCTCGCTGAGGCAGACGGGGCAGCGATGACACTCGTTGAGGCGCTCGCCTGATGACACGAAAGAGGCCGAGGCCGATCCCGACTAGGGAGGACGCCCTCTGGTTCGCAGAAGAACTGCGAAAGCAGGCGCTTGAGCAGCTCACCCGAGCCCCTCTGCCCGGAGAGCTGCCAGAAACATACAAACAGAAGCCGAAGAAGGAGGGGAAGTGAGCGATCCCGAGTACCCCAAGTGGGGCATTGGCCCATTCAGCATCGCCAAGAACAAGCAGTGGTGGGCCTGCTTCCGCATCAAGACGCGGCTAGGCTGGCTCGACTTCATGGTGCGGCCTCTGGTCACCCCAACTCAGTACGACAAGCATCAACGAGAGGCGGCGCTCGTCGAGAAGGAACTGCGGGCCATCTTCGAGGATGCGAAGAAGGTCCTCGAAGCGAGCGGTATCACTCCATACGAAGACCCTGAGCTGCTCAGGATCTGTCGTGAGCGCATTGCCGCGCAGAAGATCAACGCCCGCATCAGGCCATACCCACCCGACTGGAAACGTCCTCGCATCGGCACATACGACTTCCGCATCGAGACAGTCGAGAGCGAGGGCGAGGGCGAGGACGAGGGGATGGGGAACTGCAGGTTTGGCCTCAACCTCACCATCGGGAGGCTCAGATGAGCGAAGAATATGTCATCTTTGGCTACCAATACGCAGACGGCAAGCTCCAGCTCGTCGAGTCAGAAGTCCTGGGGGGAGTGATCAATCCCCTCTCGGCGCTCCCGGCTAACTGGGGCATCACGGCAACGTGGGTTGATCGAACGCTCATCCTCGACGTCTCCGCTCGCATCACCGATGGAGGCGCCGGGATCTATGAGCGCGCCCGCGCAGACATGATCGCCAACCTCGTTGCCGTCGCGCTCACGGCACCCTGCAATCACGAGTGGACTGAATCGGACGACCCTGGCTGGGACGAGTGCACCCGGTGCGGGGAGATACGGCAGTACGAGCCATGACCAAGGGCGCCATTGAGAAACACTCTCCGTGCTGCGAGGACAGCAAGGGAAACTTTGATCCACAGGCCCACAAGTACGCTCGTGTGTACTACAGCCCCAACGAACACAAGTACGATGAAGGCCAATGCTACTACTGCGGGCAGCCGTGGCCCTGTGATGTTTCCGTCTTGCAGTCGGAGATCACCCACCTCAGCAACCTAATCGAACAGGCCCATGAACTCATCAGGGAGTTGGCCGAGACAGTCCACCAGACCGGCTTAATCCGTGACCACGCCGACCCCAACGACAAGACAGGCTGGAACGTCCACGGTATCGAGACGTGCGAGGACTCGCTGTGCGTCGATGCTCTCGCCTTCATCAGAAAGGAGGAATGAAGTGTCTCCGAAGAAGCACAAGCGATTGATTGGCGGCTTCACGAGAGCGGTCAATCTCAAGGGGGTTACCGAGGACGAGATCTTCGAGCAGACCAAGAGCCTGCTCCTGGCGATGGGGTTCGATATCCCCAACGAGAAGGACCTCCGCAAGGTCGTGCGATCCACGATCAAGGCCAACCTCCGCACCAACTCGAAGATCGAGGTGCTGATGACCCCACCACGGCTGGTGAACTAGTCATGCCTCGCGTCCAATCCGAGGCGCAAGTGCAATGAGTGAGCGCATAGACCAGGTCTATTGCGACGACTGCGGTGAGCCGCTGCTTGAGATCGGCGTCGAGCCGATCCTGCGGGCAGAGGTCACCGTCCTGCGCGACGACCGCCACTACATCGGCACGCTCCCGTCGCCGGTGGCTTCTGCCAACGCAGGGGAAAGCGCGGTCCTGTGCAGCGAGTGCTTCCGTCGCATCTTCGAAGGCAGAACAGAGAGGAGTGCAGACTGATGTCCCAGGAGAAGATCTATCTGACCCCCATTCGCAGGGGCGCAAACGGCATTCCCAATACCCGCGGCCGGATGATGGTGG